ATGATTAAAAAATCTGAAAAGAAAGATGTCAAAGAAGATAAATCCATGATGAAAAAAATGATGAAGGGGAAATGCAAATGAAACAAGTAAAAAAAGAAATAAAAAAAGGCATGCTTGTAAAAGGCAAAGCAGCCGCCACCCCTAAAGGTATGTCTCATAATGTTAAAGTTATGGAAAAGGCCGGTTATTCCAAAAAAAGAGCAATCGGAGCAAGTTATGGCGAAGTTGGCATGGAAAAGAAAGCCCGCAAGGACGAATCTAAAGCAATGAAAGCCAAAGGAAAAAAATCATGCCGCTGAAATCAGGTAAAAGCCGCAAAGTTGTATCTGAAAATATAAAGACAGAAATAAAAAGCGGCAAGCCGAAAAATCAAGCGATTGCCATAGCCTTGTCTGAAGCAGGCTTATCTAAAAAGAAAAAGAAATAACATTCGCTGTTCGAGGTTCGCGAATCACGAACAGTAGATGTTTCAAGTGAAACATTCGCAAGTGCTTGACACAAAATGTTTCTATAGTGAATAATTAGCTTATTACGTTCCCAAACGACAACTTGGGCGCTACTATACAGCGTAAAGTATTGGATTACGGTGACACCGACAGAAGTCAAAAAACGAGGGTTTTATGGAAGAAGTAAAAGATATTGTTGAAAATAATCCTGAAGTACAAGAGCAAGTATCTGCTCCTGTTGACGATGTTCAAGCACCTAGATTTAATCAAATACAGATGAATGATGTTGTCAAAAGGGAACGAGAACGAGCTTATGAAAAAGGAAGATTAGCAGCTATGCAAGAATTACAAGCGCAACAACAGCAACAGCAGCAACCACAAGGGCAAAGTCTTGGAGGTATGCAGCAGTTTAGCCAAGAAGATATTGAGCGCATGATTCAAGAAAAAGCTACTCAGGCAACACAAGAACACATCCAATCACAATTAGCAGAACTAAAGCAACAGCAGATGGTTAATAGCTTTGTGCAAAAGATGGAAGTTGCCGAGCAACAATATCCAGGGTTAGAACAAGAGCTTAACCAATTGAATTATAACGACCCAAGAATTCATGCGTTTATCGGCATGGTAAATGACTTTGAAAATACTGGCGAAATAATGAAAGAGGTTTTGGATAATCCATACAAGTTGTCACAGATTTTGTCTGATATCCAATCACAGCCTTATCTTGCACAAAAAAACTTGCAGAAGTTATCAGCAAGCATTAAGCAGAATCAGCAGGCAAAAGCTGAAGAAGCACAAGCAAGAGACCCATACTCCCAACTAAAACCTTCGACAAGTGCCGGAATGGATAACGGTAGTATGTCGGTGTCTGATTTTAGAAAGATGTTCAAAGGCTAACCGTCTAACGTTGTCCTTTCCGGTTGAAAGATGATTCATTATTTTAACCGGAGAGTGCAATTATGCCAGCTACACCAGTCAACGTACTTCAAACAGTACAAACCTATCAAAAAGCAGAGCTTGCTTGGTTATTAAATAGCTTCGTAGGTATTTCTTTAGCTAACAAAAAGTTTAAAGACTTTAACAAAACAGCACCAAGTAACTTAGGTGACACTGTAACCTTCGATACAACCCCACGATTTATTTCTTATCCTGGTCTTATTATCACTCAACAGCCTTCTGTTCAACGCGTGCAATCATTAATTTGCTCACAAGCTGCTAACGTGTCACAAGGGTATACCGACCAGCAATTTATTTTCAATGTAGAAACATACATGGACCGCTTTGGTATGGCTGCAATGAAAGAGCTAGGAACAAACGTTGAGTCTGACATTCTTAAAAACTTTGTGTCAGGCGTAACTGTAAACGACCCACAATCTGCTAATTTAGGCGTAACCCAGTACAAGTCTGGTCCTTTCCGTTTCTATGGCGATGGAATTACCCCAATTAACAGCTTTACACAATTGGCGCAATCTGTTGCTAACTTCCAAGATTTTGGTGCAGCTACACATAAAATGTGCGCTATTCTGCCAGTTGCTAACATTCCAGCAATCGTAGGTAGCGGTTTAAACCAATTCGCTATGGACAGAAACAATGACTTAGCTACTAGCTGGACTTTAGGTAAATTTGCTGGCGCTGATTGGTATGAGTCAAACCTATTACCAGTTCACGTATCAGGAAGCATTGCTGAAGCTGCTGCACCTGCTAATGTCATGACTGTAGTATCAGTAAATGACCCTACTGGCGCAAACATTACTAGCATTACTTTTAGTGTTGATGCTTCTGTTGGTAACGATGCTAACGCTGTTAAAGCTGGAGATTTGTTCCAGTTTAATGATGGCGTTTCTGGAAAACCAAATTTAAGATTCTTGACTTTTATTGGTCATCAACCTTGCCAGCAGCCAGTTCAGTTCCGTGCAATTGCTGATGCTGCAAGTTCTGGTAACAGTGTTACTGTGCAATTACAAACCATCAATGATGTTGGTTTAGTATCTGCTGGCAACCAAAACCAAAACTTAAACGTAGCAATCCAAGCTGGCATGACTGTTACTCCAGTGCCAAGTCATAGAGCAGGTATCTTGATGTCTGGCGACCAGTTCTACTTAGCTATGCCACGTCTACCAGATGAGTCTCCATACACCACCGTAAGCACTGTTGACCCAGATTCTGGCGCATCTATTCGCCATTACTTTGGTTCTCAGTTCGGTTTAAACAATCGCGCTTACGTTCGTGACGTGATTTACGGCTCAACCTTGGTTGCTGAAAACTCATTACGTTACGCATTTCCATTATAAGCTTAGGGCGGCATTAGCCGCTCACCTTAACTTAAGAGGATAATATTATGACTGTTTACAAATCATTTAATCAGGCGCTCTTCCCTTACGCTTACGGCCTAGGCTTGAGTAACAATGCTACAACCCCTAACACAAAGTTAGATGTAGCTGTTGGAAGTATTTTAGATTCTACTAAAACTTTCCAAATTAACTTAGACGAAAGTGTTACTATTAATGCCGCTGTTAACGGCTTAAATGGCTTAGACACAGGCTCTTTAGCAGCTAGTTCTTTATACTACGTGTATTTAGTTTCTAGCCCAACAGGTGCCGGCGTAGTTGGCGCAATGATTTCTTTATCAGCTACCCCATACTTACCTTATGGTTACAGCGCCTATGCTTTGATTGGTTATGTTGCTACAGGCGCAGGCTCTACATTCCTGAAAGGTTACTGGACTGACGACAAGTCAAGCTGGCGCACCTTTATGTATGACGCACCTCAAGCTACTGCAATCACTGCTGGTAATGCAACTTCTTACACTGCAATTGATTTAAGTGCTTTTGTTCCTGCCGTTGCGAGCACCCCTGTGTTTATTGATTCAGCGTTGACACCTGCTGCTGCAAGTCAAACCTTGAAATTACAGCCAGCAGGCGGAACAGGCGATGCGGTAACAATTACCGGTCAGGTTGCTGCTGTGGTCGTTTCTAGCCAAAGCTTGGTAATAGCACAATTAGCTTCTGGTGACCCAAAAGTTAGCTACAAAGTAAGTAACGGAGCTGCCGCTGCTGCTATCAATGTTGGCGGCTACCAATTTGCTATCTAATTAAAAGGGGACAGATATTATGGCTTACACAGCACGGATGTTGATTACTAGGGCGTACTATCTGTCTCAAATAGTTAGTCGGCAATTACAAACAGTTTCAGGAGAACAAATCGACGATGGTTTGTTCTTACTGAACGCTTTATTGCAATTTAAAAGTACTGATTTAAGAGAAATACCATACTTCAAACGTGACTCGCTAACACTTCAAGCAGGCGTTGAGGAGTACTTTATCGAAAACTTACTTTATGTGGATGCCATGACATACAATATCGGTGTTGTGCGCTATCCCATGGCGGAACTAACCAGAAAGCAATTTTTCGATACAGCAAGGATTGATGACATTCAAGCGCTGCCGTTTTCATACCGCGTAGAAAGAGAGAAAGGCGGCTCAAGAATTTATTTGTACTTCCTGCCGCAAGGTGATTACATTTTAAAGTTAAGTGGAAAGTTTGGGTTTACAGATGTTACTTTAGATACCGACCTGACGCTTTACTATGATGCTTTTTACATAGAATTTTTGCGTTATCAGCTGGCTGAATACATTTGCTCTGACTATGGCGCAACTTTTCCAGATGAATCAAAATCCAAGTTGCGTGAGATGGAAGAAAAGATTTTGGATGTAAGTCCAGCAGACTTATCCTTGCAAAAGCTTACATTCTTCTCAGGTCAATCACCTTGGGACTGGCAAGCCATCAATCTTTCCAAAGGTTGGTTTCCTTTTTAGTTATTTTGTTAGTTTATTGAACTATATGGGGTGTTTATGCCTGCACCAAATGCAGTACAACAAGTACAAGAAGTTCCGCTAAAAATTGTTGGTGGCTCTAACTTTGGACGTTACCCAAAAATATCCCAAGAACAAACCTGGAATTTTATTGTAAGTGATGACTTTTTAGTGCCATACGCAGGCTACACCACTGCTTTGGAGCTGAATAGCGAAAAAGTGGGTAGAGGTATTTACACGACTTTCAATGGCCAGCTAATGGTAGCGGTTATCGGGAACGCTTTTTACAAAATAAGCAGCAACCCAGTTACAGGCCAATTAGAATCATTTGCTAGAGGAACACTGGATACTTTTGAAGGCGATGTTTATATTGCTGAAAACAACAACGCACAAATCTGTGTGACGGATGGAGCATACATCTATGTTTACAATTGGAGTACTGACGGCCCAATAACAAAAATACCAAATGGCTTGGGAGCTAACGACTACGATTACACAACTTACAGCAACCCTGGGTACATTGCATTTCAAAACGGAAGATTTCTTTTAGCTTGTCAAAATACTAACTACTGGATTTTGTCTGGCTTTAATAATGCTTTTAGCTGGCCCAAAGGCGCATCTAATCCGGAGTTAGTTGGTTCAATTCAAACTAAACCAACACGGATGCAAGCAGCGGTTCCAGTTCCAGGCGGTGGTAATAACTTACTTGTGATGGGCACGAACGTTACTGAAAGTTGGCAGGATGTTGGCGCAGCATTATTCCCTTATCAGAGAGGTACCACGTATAACGTTGACTATGGTTGTTTAAATGCATCCAGTGTTGCGGAGCTTGATAATCTAATTGTTTGGCTTGCAGTTAATGAGCAGTCTGGTCCAGTTATCATGTATGCTACAGGCAGCCAAACTAAAATGATTTCAACGGATGGCATTGATTATGTTTTGTCTAATCTAACAAACCCCTCAAGCTGTACTGGGTTTTTGTTTAGACAAGATGGTCACATGATTTATCAGTTTACTTTTATTGATGACAATATTAGCTATGCTTACGATTTTAATACCGGATTGTTTTTTAATGTTTCCGATGAAAACTTAAATTATCACATAGCAAGACAGGTGGTATTTTTTAACAACGATTATTACTTTGTATCACTAAAAGGCGGGGATGTGTACCGTTTTGGAACACAATATACTGATGCTAATTACACAGTTCGCGGGCCCAAAGAAATACCTCGGATTCGGATAACACCTCCGGTTAGATTACCAACGCAGCGTTATTTTATTGCTAAAAGTTTAGGCTTTACTATCGAAAATGGCCAAAAGAATATTAAGACCATAATACCTGTACAAACACCGTCACAGAGTCAAATTATTGCAACAGAAGCCTATGTTGATATAACAACAGAATTAGGCGTAGGTATTGGTATAGAAGCCACATTCTCCCAGACAACTAGTGTTGTAAATTATTCTGAAGCTGTTGACTTAAGCATCTCTAGAGATGGTGGCGAGTCCTTTGGCTCTAGATGGCGTTTGAACATGAATCCTACCGGACACAGAAAGTCGCGGTTTATTTACCAAAGGTTGGGTATAGTAAATGATGCAACGTTTCAACTTCGATTTAGTGGCTTTGGGCGTTTTGTTTGCACTGATGGTGTATTGGAGATATATCAATGACTACTGTTAGCGATAGAAATGTAACAAGAATACCTAATCTACACATGGGTGAGATGGTAGACGAGAAAGGCTACCCTACTGATGATGAATCCACTTTCCGTCAAGTGTTAATAACCAATTTACAAAGATTATTTGGCAACGAAGGAGTTGTTTTGCCCTCCCTTACAACAGCTGAAATAAATGCAATACAAAACAATGTTGATATACAGGGTAGAAATACATGCGCTTATGGTACGATGGTTTATGACACAACTGTTAATCAAGTTAAAGTTGCAATTAATATTGGCGGCGTACCACAATTTAAAGTACTGCCTTACACACCTTAAGGAAATATCATGGCACAGAATCAAATGTCTAACGAAGCATTAACCAAATTATTAAACATGTTCGGCATGGGAGCAGGTGCCGCCGGTATTGGTGGTGGGCTGTATAATTTATTTGGTGGCGGTCCCGGTATATCAAAAGAAGCCAACAAATATTTGAATCAAATACCTGGAGCAATGCAACCCTACTATCAACCTTACATGGGCGCAGGACAAAACGCTTTAGGTCAGCTCATGGGCCAATACGGACAACTAACCGGCTCGACAGGTGATGTTTACAATAGGTTAGCTGGTGGTTATCAACAAAGCCCCGGCTTCCAATCCGCACTCAAACAAGCTTTGGGCGCAGCAGGTAACCAAGCCGCAGCGGGCGGCATGACTGGAACGCCACAGGCACAATTACAGGCAGCAGACGTTGCAGGAACCTTGAGCCAAAAAGATTTTGGTGATTACATGGGTCGCATGATGGGTTTGTATGGCACTGGCTTACAAGGCATGAGTGGCATCAACCAGATGGGTTATGATGCAAGCACAGGTTATGGCAACATGCTTGGAAGCTTGCTAGGACAGCAGGGTCAATATGCAGCCATGGAAAAAGCCATGCGTAATCAACAACGCGGTCAAGGCATAGGTCAGCTATTTGGCGGCTTAGGCACTTTGTTTGCTAATCCTTTAGGAAGTCTTTTTGGTTCAATCATGGGGGGTAAATAATGGCAATAGGATTTAATTTACCAGGCATACCAAGCCAAATTAGAGGCACCGCCGAAGAAGCGGGAGCCGTACCTGATTTGGGTCAAGCTATGATGCAAGGGTTTCGCAGTAATCTTGAAAACGTACAAGGCTATCCTAGACAGTTAGCGCAACAGTTATTGTCTAATCAGCTAAGAAACAAAATACTAGGCGTACAAGAAAAGTATGCTGAACCCATGGCAAAGACATCTTACGACCAAGCATTAGCTAATTTGCAACATCAAGGCATGGTTAATAAATTCTATCCTGAGTTAATGCGCTCACAATTATCTGGCGCTGGATTGTCGCAGGCGCATCAACGCATGGTAAATGACCAGTTAAAGCGTCAAATAGACCGTCAAAGAACTTATGATAAATTGCTTGAAGAATATCGTAATCAGGGCTTACCTACACAACAAGCGCAGCAATTAGCAGCACAAGCGACCGCACAAGCTCACCCTGAACAACCAATGGAAAGCTTGTCGCAATCTTTGTTGGGCGCAGAAATGCCAGATTACTTATCAAGCATGGCACCACAACAACAAGCTCCTTCCTATGCTGAAGCTTTAGGACAGGCTGCTTATACACCAATGCAGCAACCAAACATAGGATTAAGGTATACGCCATTTGAATTATCAAACAAATTAACTCAACAAGAAATTGCGCGTAAGTTACAAGAAGCCTCTCTTCCAGGCGGCAGCTTAACTTCTTTACAGGCTCCGGTGCAAAGACAAGCCTATGACGCGTTATTTGGAGCACTTAGCCCAGAGGTTACTGCTAGTTTAGGGGCGCAAATGCCGTCAGAAGGCCAAGCTCCAATTACACAAGCCATGCAATTAGCACAAGAGGCACCATCGTATTTACAAAGACCTGAAGAGCCAGTCATGGAGATGCCAGTTGCACAGCCTGCCATGGAGCAGCCACAACAGCCGCAGCCCTATGCTCAACAGTTACAACAAGCCGGATATAACGCAGCCGGAGCCAATCCTGTTTATGCGGCAGAAGATAAACTGTATTTAGAACGTCCTGATTTTAGACAAGAGCTAAAACAGCAGTTCCCAAATATTGGTGTTAAGCAGTTTAATGATTTTCCACGCAATCGCGTTATCACCACCGAAACATTACCAAGTGGCGCGACTAAGACAACAATGCAGCAATTGCCTGGCACGTTGCCAAGCGGCGGTATGCCAACAAAAATTACAGCCGCTGTTTTAAATACACCAGCAGGTAGAAGTGTTTTTAGAAATAATTTAGTTGAAACATACGGAAAAGATAGCCAAGAAGTTAAAGATTTTGATGAGCAAGCCAAAGTAATGTCAGAAAATGAACAATTAGCAAGAGACGTACAAAAACAAAAATTAGAGATTGGCAAAGGCAAATTAGAGGCACAAAAAGAAACTAATGACTTGCGCAGGCAGTCTTTAGAAATACAAAAAAGAAAAGGGTTGGGTAAGGTCGGATTAGCTCTTTCTGATTATTATGATGCTCAGGCTGGATATGTTCCGGGTACAAAAACTAAATTTGCCACACCAGAAGACCAGCAGATAGCAATCAAAACAATTCAAGGCGACATCAACAAGGTTGCCACAGACCCAAGCCAAAGAGCCAAGCTTGTTGCTGCAAGACAAATTGACCAAACAATTAATAATCTAAACGTCGATGACTTGGTAAAATATAGTGGCATTTTTGGCAAAGGCGCATTGACTACAGAGCAACTTAAAAGCGGGCTCAGTTTAGATTCTTCAGAATATCAAAGATATTCTAATGCCGCAAAACAGGCTGAATTATTAGCAAAACAAGTTAGGATGTTTTATGGAGCAAGCATACAGCCAACAGAAACAAAACAACTTAAGCTGTTAACCAATCCTACATCTTGGAGCGCGTCACCAGATACAGCAAAACAAAATTACTTGTCTTTTGTTAATACATTAAAACAAGAAACAGATATTTTGAGAGGTTTTTTTGTTTTTGCCGATAACGCTAATTTTAAAAATAAAATTGATTCTGCTAAAGCGACCAAAGTATCAGATGAATTAAATTCGCTTGAAACAGAGATGCGCAAACGCGGAATACTTTAAGGATTAAGTTATGAGAAATCCCAATGAAATGTCAGATGAAGAATTGATTGCTGCAAGAAATAAGCTTCTTGAAAGGCAGAAAAATTTATCTGGACTGCCTGATAAACAACTTATTGCGCAATATAAGCAATTGGGCGGCCAGGGCGTTCCTAAGGAACAATTAAAACCGCTTTGGCAAAGAGCGGTATCCGCGGAAGCTCAGGGATTGGGAAATGTTATACAAAACATTGGCAAAACAACAGGATTAATTTCTAAAGAAGCTGAGCCATGGAAAATACGCCAAGCGTTAGGCGTGACTACAGAGCCAACTGGTTATGAAAAGTTTGTAACTGGAGCCACTGAAAACGTGCTTCCTTTTGCGTTGCCCGCTTTGCGTTTAGCGAAAGGCGCGGGAGCCTTGGCCAACATAATTAATAGAGGAACTCTTCCTGCTTTATACTATAAATTACAAGGCAAAAGCACCCCGGAGTCGATATCTGAAGGATACGGCGGGGCAGCATTGCCAGAAGTAATAGGGCCGGCCTTGAAAGCGGGGCTAAGCGCAGGAAAACAAATAGTCAAGCCAATCATTAAAGGCGCTAAAGAAGGCTACGCATCAGTTAAAAATCTGCCCGCATATCAACAGGAATTGCAAAATATTGCAAATGCGGAGCAAAACTTAACAAATGAATTATTACCAAACAAATTTGCGCCAGAGGAAGGCAGGACTTTAACACACGAAGAAAATATTTTTAAATTAGCCAATGAAAAACTGACTGAAAAGCAGGCATCATTAGGAAAAGAATACCAAGAATTTAAGTCTTTAAATCAAGATAAAGAAATAACTATGCCAACACATCAAGAGCAGGCTAGTAATATTATCGAACAAATGCAAAAAGAACCAACTTTTTCGGAATTATTTGGTGTTGGGATGGAGCCTGAAGAGCAGGCATACAAAGTAAACAGGCAAATTATTCCCGATGTTCGAAAAGCTAATACATTGTTTGATAATTATCGTTCATTAACTAGATTAGCCCAAAGAGCCATGGGAAAAGCGAGAGCAAAGGGCGTTGATTTAACCCCGGATGAAAGGGCTATTTATGAAGTCGCCTCTCAAAAATACAACAAAATGGCAAATGAACTAGGTGATGTAATTAAAGATGCTGGGTATGGTGAATCTTTGGAAAACATCAAAAAAATAAATAAAAAATATGCTGACGAATATGCGCCAATTTATAAAACAAGTATATATTGGAATATGCTAAAAGAAGGCAAATCTCCAAGTAATTTTTTAAAAGAAATTACAGGGCTTACAGCAGGTAAAAAAATTTTTAGGGATTTAGTAAAAAGCAATCCCGAGTTAAGAAAAGCAGCAATTGGGCAGCATGCTAAGACAAGCGAAGGTTTGGTAGCTAGAGATGAAATCTTAGAGCCTTATTTGCAAGCTGAAAAAGACCTAGCCCAAAGAACAAAAAATTATAAAGAAGCATTAAAAAACAAGCCAAAATTAGAGAAAAAAGTATCCCAAGCTACTAAATTAAAAAATGTCACTCTTGGAGCTGCTGCAACTGGATTGGGTGGCCTGATAGGGGGCGAGGCTTTCAAAATTGGTAGCAAATAATTGTATTGCTAACGAACTAATAGCATAATGTTTTAAAGAAAAAAAAGGACTTAATATGGCGACACCAGCACCCAATTCTTTGTACATTGCATGCTTTCCATTGCAAGAGTACTTTGTTAATAAAGACACTGGCTTTCCGTTGGCTGGAGGCTATGTTCAGTTCTTTAGCGACCCAGCATTTACAGTGCCTAAAGACGTATTTAAACAATCCCTCGTAAACAATACTTGGGACTACACCAACCTTGGTTCAACGTTAGTTTTATCAAGCGTTGGCACGTTTATAGACGATACTGGCGATGACATAATACCTTTCCTTTACCCTTATGACGCCCAAGGAAACATCGAATATTATTTCATCAGAGTATGGAGTGGTGACCCAAATATACAAGGCTCTGTGTTGCAATTTACAAGGCAAGGTTGGCCGCCTAGTTTAACACAAGGTTCCTCGCCTACTGATGTTTTTGAATCATCATACAATTTATTTAGCAACCCGCAGTTTTCTACAGTTAACTTTATAAATGATGTTGGGCAAACTTACCACGAGATTAATGTTAGCGGCAATGGCAGTATCGACGTAGCACCCGGCTGGTCATTGTCTTACGCTGGCTCAGGTAGCCTTAAGTTAAGTCAGCTAGAGTTAACCACCAGTGAAACCACTAACCCTAGTTATGCTTTGCAGATTGAAAGCGCGGCAGGTGTGGCGCCAATTAAACTTACGCAAAGATTAGCCTATTCACCAAGGGTTTTTGAAAACAACTACCTAAGCGTTGCTGTGTTAGCAAAATGTAACAGCACGCAATCTGTTACGGTTACGATTGATTACATCACAAGCACATCTAACTCTAGACAAGTGTTAAATGGACTAACCCTAAACAATAATAAATTTTCTTTGCTTGCCGGTGTGAGTAACGCGCCAGTATTGATTGACGTGACCAATACGAACCCGCCCGCAACTGGTTTTGTAGACATGGTTATGACTGTGCCATCTGGTGTAATTATGCAATTAACCAGCGTGTTTGGATGCACGGTTCAAAACGCATCATCTTTAGTTACAAACGTACAAGAAACCAATGCCCAGCAAACAAACGCAAAGTTTTGGTATTACAAGCCGCAACTAGAGTACAAACCTATTCCTAGTTACACCTTGGGTTGGAATTGGCCTATAAATCCTTGCCAAGAATTAGGAACAACGGTCGCAGCAGTTTCAAATACGCCTGGATTATCACGTTATGTTGCAGATGAAACAATTGTGTTTCAAAATGTAAATAGTGCATTTGCGTGTACTTTTGGGTCATCTGGAATGATTGTAAATAATGCAGCAGACACTAGTTTTGCAATTATCAAGTATTTTGAAGGCGCAAGGGCGCAAACAATTTTAAGTACTCCGTTGTGCGTGCAATTAAAAGCCGGGGGCGCTGCGGCATCTGCTACCGATGTAATAGCAAACGTAAGTATTTATTGGACGGCGGATGCAACTTTACCTGACCTGAAGAGTTCAAATTTTTATAGCCTTGTTAGCGCCGTTAACAATACAACAGGTGTTGCAACAGTTGGTGGCGGTGGTGTTCATGGCAACTGGACTGAATTACCGCGAGGAAACCTAGGCGCAGCTACTGCTAATTTAAAAACTGCAAATGTTCCAACTTATAATTTTTCTGGCTGGCAGGAAGCTAATACCACCCCAAGTACTACAGCTAAATATTGTGCGATTGTAATAAGCGTTAGTAAGTTAACCGCTGGAACAACATGCACCTTTGAGTATTGCACGTTGAACGCTGGCTACATACCAACAAGCCCCGCAGCAACAAGTTTTGGCGAGAATTTGTTAGGATTGCAACAGTTTTATGAAAAAAGTTACAGCTTAGGGGTTCAGCCTAGCGTAACAACCATTGGCGCAAGTTGTTTTATATTTCCAAACGGATTTAATACAGCGTCTTGCCCTGGAACAACGGTATTTTACAAGACACCCAAAAGAAAAATACCTTTTGCTACCAATGGCAATGCAACTGAAAATCTAAGGATTTATTCAACAGCTAATGCAACTCCAGCATGTTTAACCGATAGTGCTGGTACAGATAGAAATATGCAGTCAATAACCTCATCAGCTGGTGGCTTTTGGTTTACATGGAATAGTGTAGGGCTTGTAGGTAATAGTCAAATGACTTTTCAATGGTTGGCTGACGCACGTTTAGGTATACAAAATTAAGGAATCAACATGTCTACAAAATACAACGTTATACGAGATATCAACGGAAGTGTCACAGGTATAAATGGTTACGGCATACAACCAAGCGCCGACATCCAGAACGGCTTATTAGCTGCAACTGTAGCACAAAGCATAACCGTGCCTGACAATTATCCTAAATGGATTGCAATATTTAGTTACCAGTCCGGAAAAAACGTGTTTGTTAGCACAACAGGAACCGCTGCTGTGCCTGCTGGTGCTTTTGGTTCTTCTGCGTCAGTTTTGAATCCTCCGGCTTTGCAGGTAAAAGCGGGTGATACAATAAGTTTAATTACTAATGACACAGGTGGCGCTTTAGTATCAGTGCAATTCCAAGTGATACAAAACTACCAAAATTAGGCGGTGAGACATGTCGATTCCAATTAGTCAGCTCTCTAATGGTGGCTTGCCAAATGGTGACGTAGAGTTCCCAGCAACCAATCCATTAAATACAACGCAATCCGTTAACGGCACAACATTTAAATATTATTTAGTAGATGTACTGCAATACATATTAAATGCTCAAGGCTTTACTACTTACACAAACTGTAGGGTCGCAACAGTTGCTTTGTTAAATGCAACCTATAGTAACGGCACAGCAGGTGTTGGTGCAACACTCACCAATGCAGGCGCACAAGCAGTACTAGCCATAGATGGCATTACTCTAGTTGCAGGCGACCGTGTATTAGTCAAAAACCAGACAAGCACATTCCAAAATGGCATCTACGTTGTCAGCAATATTGGTAGCGCATCAACTAACTGGGTTTTGACTAGAGCTGACGATTATAATCA